CTGCCAAGGTGATTGGCTCTGCGATCACATCGAACTTCTCACCAGTCATATATTCACGCATGTACGCTGGCATGAAGGCATAACCCCCACCACCGCGTGTAAAACGATCATAATCTCTAGTTCCAGTGCCATAAATGTTTCTGCGTCTTGCAGCTTCGTCGCCATAATCGACAGCCGCACTCGAAACCGTCACATCATCCGCTGACTGTGGGTTGTACTGGATTGGATCATTGTATGCGTAGTTTACCGCCGCATTGATCGCATCCTGACCAGACAATTGGCCCACAATGCTGTCCAGATCCGTGTTTGTTGATGTCTCTGGGCGTCCGGGGTAGCCAAACTTATCTGTTCCATCCCTTACAGTAGTGTAAATCATGCCCGGAATTGTGTAGTTCGCAAGCGCACCAGCGACCCCAGTTGGCTCCAATCCAGACCCCAATGGCGTTGCGCCTGATGCATTCGAGATTTTTGACACAAAGTTTTGGTTCAAGCCGCCAGTTGCATCTGCCTCTGCGTTGGTAACGTAGCCGTCACCGTTCAAATCAGCCAGTGCGCCACCTGAAATGCCGAAGCTTTCGCCACCAAAGTTCTTGCCGCCACCGTCAAACATATCTTGGGCAGCGCTAACCACCGTGCCATCAGCTCTGGTGTAGCCCCACTTATCGTCGGTCTGTGTTTCGTTGTAGGTGCTTGTGTTTGTCACAGGCGCTGGGAGATTGCTGGTAAAGCTTGCTGGGATTGGGTTGTCGTCGTTTGACGTGTCATTGGCAGAAGCTGAAACTGTTCGACCAGCCGAAGTTGTATCGCCAGAAGACAAGCGATCACCTGTGCGATCATCTACCAAAACGCCATTCACATAGGACGCGCCATCGTTAGGCGTAAAGAAGTTTGCCAAGCTTTCTGACAGTGAGTTGCCGCTGCTACTGCTGCTGCTATTGTTGTCATTACCGCCGCTGTTGTTGCTGCTGCTACCGCCGCCGCCGCCACAAAAACCACCCATTACGCCATCCTCGCTTGCTGTTGTTGTTGCTGTTGTGGTTGTGGTTGCGCTGCCACATTCATTTGAGGCTGTGGCATTGCATCCGCAATCGCCGCTAACGCACCAACATCGCCATTGCCCATGCGCTGGCGAATCTCCATAACCTTGTTCATCAAATACTTATTCATATCCAAAGGTGGTTGACCTTGTGGCCCCCCAACTGAGGGAGGGGCAGGTGAGGGACCACGCGCTGGACCCTGCGGCAGACCACCGAATGCCGCTGGGTTTATTGGGGGAAGTCTATACTGTGGGGGGTACATTATTTTTCATGGCCTCCATCTGTATCTTCGCCGCGTTCTTTTCCCTCTCAAGCTGCAACTCTGCCTCTAGCTTGCGGATCTTTGCTTCCATATCCGCTTGCGCCTTGGCCATTTCGATCTCCATATCCTGACGCGCTTCCGCTTGTTTGATCTGGATGTTCGACTGCGCCTTGGCTTGATCTGCTTCGATCTGCGCTTGTGTTCTTGCCTTCAACGCCTCTGTCTCTAACTGCGCCAACTGCTGTGCGTACTGTAGTGGGTTGCCTTGCGCCCCACCTTTCTGTCCCAAGCCTCTGATCGCTTCGATCTGCTTCATCTGTGGTGAAGCTGCGACAACTTGTGCAGCACGTTGGCTGATCAGGCGATCTGTATCTGGGTCCACGTCGTTGAACTTGATCTTCATCTCTTTGAAGTTTGGCAACGGTGGCAGAGGCATGTTGACACTTGCTTCCATGCGTTGGCGATAGAGCAGCGCAATGTGTTCCGCAATGTGCGCAATTAAGATGGGCTGCATCTGTTTTGCGCCGGGGTTTCCAGCAAGCGACGGATCTTGAAGGAACTGCATGTGGACTGCAATGTGCGCGTCGTGATCTTGCTCTGGGAACGCGCGGATTGGCTTGCCATACATCACGCTCATGTTCTCGTCGATTGGGTCCATCTGCACAGCCTCTTCAGGCTTCTTCAGGATTTCATCGATATTCGGAATGCGGATAGCCTCGTACATGCGCTTGTATGCTTCGTAAAGATCGTGAAGCTGTGGCGCTGATCGTGCCATCTCCAACACCGCCTGTGCCTGTGCAATGCGCTGGGCTGTCGAGAAGATGTTAGGGTCGCTGACTGGAATCACGTCAATGCGATCATCAAAGTCAGAACGATAGATGATTTCAGACGCGCCAGCGTGTGAGAAGCTGAACTCGTCTGGAAGATTCTCTGCATTTAGCTCCGCAAGCAGCTTGAACTCTTGGCCTTGTGCATAGTGCAAACGCTTGTGGATGGCGCTGAATGCCTTTGATCCCTGCTCAATAAGCGCAACTGTTGACCCAACTGGAGCGTTTGGATTCACATCACCGACGTTCAAGTCAGCCGTACTTGCGAAACGCTGCCCTGCTTCCACAATGTACCCTAGCAAACTGAACAGGGAACTGCTTGGTTCTTTGAACGGCAATGGCATGATTGCCTTGTTCACGTCATCAACTGTGCTGTCGAGGTCAACAAACTCACCGGGGTTGACCTGAATGTCACCGCCATTGACGCGCCCACGCAGCTTGAAACCACCCTGCATGTTGGCGAATGCTGCGCTGTCGAGTAGGGCGCGAAGAGATCCTGTCGCTGCCTTACCCAAACCACCGATCATGTGGTAGAGGCCAAAGCCATAGAAGCCAAGGCCCGGTAGGAACTTGTAGCTCACAAACCAGTCACGACGCTTCTTTGTTTCGTCGTCTTGGTTCCAGTTGCGTCGGATGCTGACGATGCGCTGGTTATCGTAGTCGAGGGTCACGACATACGGCAAAGCCACCGCGTTTTCGTCTTCGTCATCTACTGCGCCATCAATGCCGTCAAACAGCTCGTAGACGTGCATCTCAATCAACGTCATGACCTTGTCTTGTGCGTCATCCATGTATTCATCGACGCCTTCGATCTCTCCGATCACGTCATCGACTGGGTCAGATGTGTCGCCAAAGTAGCTGGTCGGTAGGTAATATCCGTTTTTAACGTACTTATTGAACTCGTTCTTCGGCATCCGAATGATGTGCGTGTAGCGTGGGGATGTGTAAAGATCCTTGCTTTCTGGCGCGACGACGAAGTCTTCTGCCTTCACGAACTGGCTGCACTGGCGGTCCATGTTGGCGTCCCACCAGACCTTTTTGAACGTGTGGCCGATCAAAGGTAGGTGGAATAGCATCTGGTCCAAGTCTGGGAAATACTCAGGCATCTCCTGAGTGACCTGATAGTTCATGAACTCGCGCACACGACGCGCCTGTTCTTCCATTTCTTCGTTGGGTTCGCCAACGATCACAGTCTTCACTGGACCGCCTGATGGATACAGCTCTGCGATGGCTCTTGCGTTGAACTGGGTTGCTGCCTCTGCGATCATTGGGTGGACGACAACGGACAGACCGCGCGTTGCGCGTTCATCTTCGCTTTCGTCTAGTCCACCGTCTGGGTCGAGGGTCTTCAAGCCTTGTTTGTAGCGCTCTTCCCACTCTGATCGTGCTTCCCTGTCGTTCTCGAAGTCGCCAATGAGATCCTGTGCAGTGCGCAGTAGGTCGCGCTCGTCAATGATTTCAGCGAGGTTCTGATCAAACTCAGCGTCCTCAAGCTCTTCCATCATGTCCAGCTCTGGATCACCAATTAGAACATCGCCATCTTCAAGCTCTTCAACAATCAGATCATCGGGTGGAGCGCCTTCGGCAAATGGAATGATGTTTTCTGGTTCAGCCATAGAGCGTCATCCTTTTAGTTTCTACAAATTCATCATCTTCTGGGTCTTCGCTATGCCCAATGAACCATCCCTTGCGTAGCCGTAGCCAAGCCTGTGTGCATGTATCAACGATATCATCGTTGGGATGCGCTGGGAAGGCTGCACAAATGTCAATTAAGTCTTTAGCCCATTTTCGGTTGGAAGGGAAGAAAATCCTTCCGTCTTCCAAAATAGCGCTTGACGCATGTGCGCGGGCTTCCTTGTCCCGATCTGGGCTATAGGGTACGACAGGAACGCCAGCCATGCGCAGATCCTGTAGCAGAGATTGGCCTGACGCCTTCTTTTCGATCAGCACTGCGTCGGGTTGCCAGTCGTCGTATGCCTCTTGCGCCAGCATCCGTAGCTCTGGGTAGCTGACCTTGTCCCACCAAGCTTCGAGAACAATGGCGCAGTCATAGCCTTGGTGCTTAAACACGCCCCACGTTGTTCTTGCGCTGTAGCTGGAGCTTTCCTTGGACTCGAATGCGGTGTCGTAAGACTGGATGACGTAGTCGATCTCTGGCATTTCTTCCTTCTCCCAAGGAACCCACCAGCTTGCCTTCAGGATACCACCACCCTTCGGACTGGGTCGCTGCTGGAG